ATTGCCTGATGATGTGATATCTCCCGTGACATCACCCGTCAAATCTCCAGTAACATCACCAGTAACATTTCCTGTAACGTTACCTGTAAGTGGCCCTGAGAAAGCTGTCGCAGTAAGTGTTCCTCTTATTGTTCCACCTGAAGGTATGTCAACTACATTTGAGTTTACCTGAATTGCATTTCCCATGTAACCATGAGAAGAACACTGATAATGTAAAACTGTCGGAGTTGTGTCTGTAACCTCTAAATCAACATAACCTGATCCTACAGTGACACCTGTTGTATATGCAGTTGCTTTTGCAGCGTCATAGTAAAATCTAAATGGATGACCACTGTTTGAACTGTCTGACACATCAAAACGATATGTTCTGCCAGGCGTAAGTGTTAAAAATGGTGATTGAACGTTATCTAAGACATATCCTTGACCGCTTCCTGTTCCATAATATCTGTGTTCTCCATTTACCTTACTTGCAACCTTAACTGTGATTGTTTTTGTTGATGCATATGGAGCAATTAAATGACTATATCCTGAGAACTGTGCAGCAGTGATAATACCAGTTGTGTTGACACTATCATTAGCACCAACACCGCCACCACCACTGGCATCTGCACCTACAAACTTACCAGTTGATGATTGATATTTTAAAAATTTACCATCTACCTTTGCACTATCTTCATCAACATCATCAAGTTTTAAAAGATTAACTTCACCAGATCCTGGCCCATGTGCAAGAACTTTGTATAAGATATCTCTTACTTGTTTAATTTCTGCCTTGAGATTGTCTACACTTGTTTCATCTGAATTTTCAATCTCTTCTTTTAAGTTTGTTTCTTCAATAAATTTAATTGCCTGTGCAACAGTATCACTTATCTTCGGTGTTTTGATTGGTTCTGGTTTAATAATATCAACAACTTCAAATGATGGATTATCATCAGCATCCTCTATCTCTAATGTTGATAGATCAAAGTCTTCAGGCACACCTACAGTAACAGCTGGTTCTGTGATATCTTTAACTTCTTTTGGTTTCTCAATCGTATCAATTAAAGTATCTAATTGTTCTATTAGTTTTTCTTCTTTTTTCTTTTGTTTCTTTATATTTACTTTTGCTTCCTTAATACCAGTAACCACAGTCGAAGTTAAGACATCAAGATTGATGTCTGCTTCCTTGAGAAGATTATCAAACTCCTCTTTCTTCTCTTTCTTGGCCTTTCCGAGAAGACTAAAAAATTCTGTGAGTTCTGGAGATTTCATTTATCATCTTTATTTTGATTCTTGATTAGTTTTGATAACTCCGCTGTTGAACCTACAAACAATGCGTTTGTAACATTGGTAGGCCCTTTGTTTGGATCTTGTTCAAGATCCTTCATTTTTTGTTGTAAATCAATCAGTTTGTCTGTTGTATCTGCAACTGCCTTAATTGTAGTTGCAGCAACTTCATATGCTCTTGCGGAATCTGATTCCTGAGCTAATTCTAATATACCATTCACTGCTTCTTGACCCTTCTCAACTAATGAATATAGATTTGCACGACTGTATTCATAATCCTTTTCAGAATCGTTTTGATCACTCTTTTTAAGTTGATTCTTACGAGGTTCAATCTTATCGTCTTCAACGACCTCTGTATCAACGTTAAGTGCTTCCTCGATAGAATCAAAATTTTTCATAACTCTCCTAAATGTCTATACCCTGAGATGGACTAGATGTTTTACCATCTGCAAAGAATGATGTCATTTCATCAAATCCAAAGTCATCACCAAACTCAATGGCTGCATTATCAACCGCAGTAAGAACACCGATCTTAGCGTTATGTTCGTGTTTTGCAGCGATTGTATTATCATGACCACGGAAAACAGTTACATTCTGACCACTGATACTTCTAATAAGCATGATCTCAGTATCAATAATAATTCGATCATTTGCACTTAAGTCAGTGGTTGCACTAACCTTGAAGGTTGTGACCTTATCAGAGATTGCACCATCAACAACTGTTGCCTGATCGTCATCATAATTTTTCTTCGCAGTTGGTGTTGCACTATATCGAATATTACGTTTTGCAGTTTTAAAGTTTTCACTAGCATAGTAATCAACATCAACTTTCTTGATAAGACCCTCTGGATTATCTGCAACAGGGCCAAAGAGGTAAGTTTTTGCAGTGAATGATAATGTATAAATTAATATTCTACGAGAATCAAATCCACCCTCGTATTGATCACTATAATTAATACTTTCTAAAACTATTGGAATATCTTTCTTCTCACCAATTGAACTAATTAAATTTACTGTGATATTGAATGATGGTTGAAAGTAAGGAATTATTTGTTCTAATATCTGCAATGAGTCATCACTCAACTTAGACATAATACTAAGTTCAAATCCGACATTATATGGAACAGGCATATAAACTTTCTTTGCGTTTGTTCCATTTCGTGTAAGAAATGTTTGTGCGATTCCAGTCTTACGAGTCGGATCATATTGTATTCCTCCCATCTCAAAAGACAATCTAGGCAAAGTTATCGCAGTCTCTCTTTCCAACTCTGGTTGTTGTTGAATTCTCGCCAAAAATTTCTGCATTGGCCCATAAGCCAATGGCACTTTCAAGGTGCTAAAAGTCGTCCCACTCGCATCCTTGTGTCGAATGTTAATATTATTAAAGAGAGTTCCGAAACCGATAACTGTCTTTCTTAATATTTCATGATAGAAGTAAGTCCCTAACATATCATTATTTTTTAACTATTTAGAATGTTCCGAAAGGATTACCTTCAGAGAAGTCTAAAATTGCATCTGCCTCAGTCTCAAAGTTTGCATTATCATTGTATTGATTTGCAGCATATTCATCATTTGGATAATCATTTGGTTGATCGTAACTTACTGATAATATAACATACTCTGCACCAGATTCTAAACCTTTAATTTTTTCACCAACTCTAAATTCCATCTTAGATAGAATACTTACATCAAGAGTTCTAGAGGATGAATCCCAGACTTTAACTCTTGCAGTCTTTGAAGAATCCGATGACACTTGAACCACCTCATTAAATGCATAATCACCATTTCCAATTGTCGTTGCAGCACCAATTGTGATTGTTGGTGCGATAGTGTATCCAGCACCAGCATTACTAATTCTGATTGATCTTATCGTTCCACCAACCATGACTGCCTCAGCAGTTGCATCAGTTCCTCCTGATGGTGCAGTAGTAATCGCAACATTTGGTGTTGTTGTATAACCAGATCCACCAGATGTAATTGTAACGATACCTACAGAACCTAGAGAAGTGATGCCAGCAGTCGCTATACCAGCGCCTGGCACGGTCACAGTAGGTATTCCGATATATCCACTGCCAGGATTGATTAAAAGAATTCTGTCAATAGATTTTGCAGTTCCGATACCAGATCTTGATGTCATAATAGCAACCGCAGTTGCATCTACGCCAGGTGATGTGCTAATTGAAACAGTTGGTGCAGCAACATATCCATAACCATCGTTTTGTAAGAATATTTGTTGAACCGCACCAAAGTTAAGAGTCGTATTTGCAGTTGCAAGACTACCAATTCCAGATAAAATTAATCTTGCAGAATAACCTTCTGTCTGAACAACCTCATCAATTGCATTGACATTTGTATCAATAACCTCATCTTCATATTCAAAGACTTCACATGTAAGTTGATATGTATAAGTTTTTCTTAGTTGATAATTTGGTTTTTCAAATTCAACATATTTTATCTCAAATAATTTTTTTCCTAATGGAGAAAATATTAAATCACCTTCTCTTGGACGATTTGATACCTCATAGTCATCTTCCTGTTGTTCTAAAAAAGGTGCAACTGATTCCTCAAATCTCTCTCTAGAGATTACAAAAGTAGCTTCAGTGGTAACTCGAACACCAAATTTTGATAGTATATCTCCCTGCCCAGCATATCCATCAACATTCATTAGATAAGCTTCAAGAGGAAATGCCTGATCAAATCTTGATTCAGTTACCTCTCTCATGATTGTTCTCGATGTCATCAATTTACGAGGAATATAATGACAGTCGAGCCCGTACATCCTTAATTGTTCATTAATTAAGTCTTGTACTAAACCTTGCTCCCCTTTAGAGCCTTGTAGAAAAAATGGATTTAACATTATCCAATCATATCAAGTGGAGGCATTTCATAGTCACTTGCCATCTTAGATCGTATCTCCGCTAATTCTGCAACACCGTCATCATATATTTGACGACCATTTAATTGAATACCGCCAGGTAATTGAACTCCTTGAAACTTGATTAAATTTTGTCCCCACTGTCTCTTACACAAAGCTGTGAAATATCTTTTCAAGAATTGATCATTATATACTTTTGTAAAATCATCTGGATCTAAGATTCTGAAACAATCAATTACAAAGTAATCATCTTTGTTTATTTGTGCCCAATCAACATCAATATAAAGACGATCTTGACGAATATTAAATCTATACCTTACATCTGGATTCAATAAGAAAGTGATGTCCTCAAGTTTAGTTTGAACCATCGCATATTGAAGAAGATCAATTGATCCAAATGCATATAAGTCATTTAAAAACAACTGATAACGAATATTGAATAAACCATCATAAACAGTATCTGATCTAACTTTAAATATCTGATTAACTCCGATCACGGATGGAGGCATTTGTATGTAATTATTATTCTCTTCTATATTAAAAGTTGTTGATAATCCAACTGTTGATGTTGTGGTTGTTGTCGTAATTCCTAAAGTTGAATCTCCTCCTCTTGCTTGTCCTCTATCAATATCATCTTGCGTAATCTTATATTTCAAATACATCCTTGCGATGCCGTCATAATGTCTCTCTTGATATATCTGAATAGCATCATCTAGCAGATCTTGAAACTGTTCATCTGCAACGTTAATCTCTAAGACAGGAAAACCCAACTGTCTTTTTGCGTAATCTATTAATCCTTCTCTGGAACTTGGTTGAGCCATTCTTCACCTCTAAGTTGAAAT